TGCATGGGTACGCCCAAACAATGGCAGGTGCTTATACAACCGAACCAGAGGACTTTGATGCGGCTGTAACAGCTTTGCTTGCCAGAACGCTAGAACTCCATCTAAACCGCCCAATCAACCTGGAGAACCTTTACAAATGACCCAAGAATCAGTCATCAGAGCATTACAAAATGGCCCACTTACTTCCTACCAAATAGAGGATTTAACAGGCATACCAAGACTATCTATTGCAGCTTGTTGCACAAAGATGAGCTACAAGAAAAAGTTAGTTATTGGAAAAATTAAGATGGGTAGATCATGGGTTTCTCAGTACACCCTAGCACCACACATGATTGAGGCTCAAAAAGTTATCATGGATGAGCCACGTTGCCGACTAAACCCTTTTGACATCAGGAATGCACAAGGTATCTTTTCTAAGGCTGAGTATGCGGTTATGAACGCCCAAGCTACACGATTGCTTGGCAGACAACCAACAAATGAAATTACCAACAATCAATATATTTGATACAATGTTTTGAAACACGGCTAGGTTTGGGGTTGCTCCCAAGCTGAAAAGGGTTCCCACTTTCTCCCCTGCCGCAGTTTCTTTTGCTTCTAAGTGGTTTATAAAGTGGAAAAAATTATGCTATTACAGCCTAAAAATTGGGCCGTCTTTCAACATTACAAAGACCGCTGTCCCCCTTGGATAAAACTTCATCGTGACCTGTTAAACGATAGGTCTTATATGCGCTTGCCTATTGCTAGCAAGGCGCTAGCACCTATGCTTTGGTTGCTTGCAAGCGAATCAAAAGATGGTGTTTTTGATGGCTCACTAGATGAGCTAGTCTTTCGTTTACACATTACCCCTAAAGAATATCAAGATGGAGTTAAGCCATTGATTGATAATGACTTTTTCATACTTGTTAGCGGAGTGCTAGCAGAACGCAAGCAAGTTGCTATCCCAGAGACAGAGGGAGAGACAGAGACAGAGACAAAGAAGAAGGCAACTATCGTTGCAACACCTAGCGGTGTTTCTGATTCTGTTTGGCAGGAATTCAAAACTTTGAGGAAAGCCAAGAAAGCCCCGATAACCCAAAGAGCCATTGATGCGATAACCAGTGAAGCAAACAAAGCTGGTTGGACTTTGGAGAAAGCTTTGGAAGAATGTGTTGTTCGTGGTTGGCAAGCATTCAAAGCAGATTGGGTTGCGACAAAAGCAAACCCTGCCGACATAGTAAGGCTCACAGTTCCGAGTAAAAATGAGCCTGACCCTGCACTTGAGAAGATTAAGGCTGATGCTTTGAAGGCAGCACCTATGCCTGACAGTTTCAGACAGTTCGCCAAGCAAGTGAGAAAAGCATGAATTTTCAATGGCCTACAAATGACACCAGCAGAATTAGAACACTTCAAAAACTGCGAAGCCCAAGAGTGGTTGAGGAGGTACAACAAAAAGAAATCGATGATTGGCTCAAGCAAAGCGTTGCTCTGGTGGCAGGGTGTGTGCGTGGACTTGGAACGAATCAGAGGAGAGTCCGCTACTTTGGATTTGAGAGACCGCATGAACAAACTGAGGAATAAAAAATGACCTTTATGGTAATGTTTATCGTTTACGGGGAGCCAGTAGGCAAAGGTAGGCCAAGGTTTGCTAAACGTGGAAACTTTGTATCTACATACACCCCACAGAAGACAAAGACCTACGAAGATGAAATCAGGATGATGGCTAGTGCTGCAATGGGTAGCTCAGAGCCACTAGACACCCCTGTAACAGTAGCAATTTATATCAGAGTTGGAATACCAGCATCATTCTCAAAGCAGAAGCGTAAAGATGCCTTGGAAGGAATATTAAAGCCAACCAAGAAGCCTGACATTGACAACATAGCCAAGTGTTTCTTAGATGGCATGAACGATATTGTTTACCTTGATGACAAACAAGTTGTAAACCTACACATTACAAAAGTCTATGCAGAAACCCCTGCCGTAGAGGTAATGGTTAAGGAGGACTTAGGGTAAGTCCCTATGGTATTACGCAATTAATTAGGTAAGATTTAATTTTTAACAGGAGTGAATCATGGAATCAACTTGGGAATTTGACACAACAACAGGTGCTGGTAGCGTAATAGTTACTGTCGTTTATGAGTATGAGAACGATGAAGAGACAACTTACAACGAGTCCATCAAAGAAGTTTGGTTTGAGGGTAAAAACGTCATTGGCCTATTCTCTGATGAGCAGTTTAAAGAGATGGAGATGGAGGCTGCAATGCGGTTCCAGAATCACAAACTGAACTACAAGTTGGAGGATGTATGACCATAGAAGGCATTATCCGCATGGCAAAACAGGCAGGGTTTGCTGATGAAGAAATTGATACCTGTCAACAGATATTGATACACTTTGCCACACTTGTTGCTCAACAAGAGAATGAACGTATTGCCCAAAAAATAGAACAACTACCATTTGGTGACACAAGTGCTAGTTTTGCTATTTACGTAAGAGAGTGTCCACCATGTAATGGCAACTGTAATCAAGGACGTAATTGTCCTGCTAGAAAATGAAAAAAGAATTATTGATTGGTTGTGGATCTAACCACATTAAAAAGATGGCAACAGATAGAACAACTGGTTGGGATAACTTGACCACTCTGGACTACAACGCTGACCATAATCCCACTGTCGTGTGGGACTTGATGACTTTACCTTTGCCTTTTGCAGACAATGAGTTTGATGAAATCCATGCTTATCAGGTGTTAGAACATCTTGGACAACAGGGTGACTACAAACTATTCTTTGCTCAGTTCTCAGAGTTCTGGAGACTTCTCAAACCAAATGGTCACTTCCTTGCTACTTGTCCATCAAGAAGTTCTGTCTGGGCTTATGGTGATCCAAGCCATACAAGAATCATGCAGCTCGAACAACTGGTGTTCCTATCCCAAGATGAGTACAAGAGGCAGGTTGGCAGAACGCCTATGTCAGACTTCAGAAATATCTACAAAGCAGACTTTAAAACTGTATTCCAAGAAGAGGACGATGACATCAGGTTTGTACTAAAAGCTATCAAGAATTGATTTTGTAGCTATAATTCAAGCCATGAAACAACGTGGCGGCTCAAGAAAAGGCGCTGGTCGCAAGAAGATCAGCGAAGAGGGTAGGACTATCCGAGCAAGGGTAGCTCCTATCCATGAGCAAGCATTGACCTTGGCAGGGAATGGTTCTTTGTCCGAGGGAATAAGACGTTTAGCTGAGAAGCATTGGAGATTGATTCATGGAGACCAGCCCCGACAAAGCAATTCAGTATTTGATCGACACCGCACCCTTGTACGCCCAAGCGAAGTCGGAGCGCCTGTACTTGGAGGAGTTCCGCAAGTCAAAGAAGGCTCACCTGATGAGCCAGGCAGGGACGGAAGTTCTGGGTAAACAAGAAACCTTTGCCTATGCCCATGAGGAATACATCCAAGTGCTTGAGGGCATCAGAGCTGCAGTAGAGAAAGAAGAGAAGTATCGTTGGCTGATGACTGCTGCCCAAGCAAGGATCGAGGTCTGGAGAACCAATCAATACTCAGCCAGAATGGAAATCAGGGCTACGCAATGAACAACAAGCTGAACGCAAAGGAAAGACTACACCTAGCAAGGGTGAAGATGCTTCCATGTTCAGTATGTGACGCATCAGGACCCTCAGAAGCTCACCATTACAAGCAAGGTCTGCAATATACCTGCATAGCATTATGTCAGGACTGCCATACTAATTCAGTATTAGGCTGGCATGGACAAAAGAGAATGTGGCATATTAAGAAAATGGATGAGATTGATGCCTTAAATAATACGATAAAACGATTATTTGATGCCCCGTCTGAAAATAATAATGCTTTCTAATATCAAAAGTTTCAAAAACTTTGAACTTTGAAAAATTGGTTAAATCGGGTTTGTAAAAAGTAAATGCCACTTTTTTGTAAAACCCATCTTTTTAGGGTTTACCCTTAGTTTTTTGTTAGTTAGCACTCACTTCGCAAAATTAGGTAAGTTGGCACTCACTTCGCTAAACTAGAAAACAGCGCATGAGACACAATCTAATGATGCACCTAGAAGGCCATTAAAACCCGTTTTGAGCCGTTTTTTTGCTTAGTTGAAGGGTAGTATGCTTGAAACCACAATAACCGATTCTAGGCGCTTTAAACAAATCCACATGATGTGAGCACTCACTTCGCAAACACTTTCAAAAAAACCCGCTTTTTAGGCGGGATTTTATGGAAATGCTCAAAGGTTATCTGCTAGCAGCCAAACCTCACTCGCATATTTAGAAAAAAACGTGCATGAGTTGTCAAATGGTTTTATCAGTAGACCTAATTCACCAGACGGATAGAAAAAGGTTTGCGTCACTTCGCCTAGTTTTGCTGGATCGCAATCATAAGCAATGATGCTGCCAATTTTCATGGTTTTATTTCCTCTTCTAATTCACACCAGTTTTCAATGGCCATCGTGCCAGTGCATAAAACAGAACGAATGCAATCAAGAGCCATTTGTGCATGGTATTTACTGAATTTAGGGCTTTCCAAATATGCTTCAAATGTAGTCAATGCGCCAAAAACTGAATTTATATCGTTTAAGCCCTCGTAAACCATCCATTGATTGATAACCTTTGGATGCCTTTTATCTTTGGGTTTTGCTCTTGTCATGCTGTCACCTCTACTTCAAAGGGAATTGAATTATCAATAAAACCTTGGCGGTTATCGTATGGGAGGGCAAAAATAGCGCCAAATTGCCTATTAATTGCGGCTTGAACCTCTAAGGGTAATTTTGGCAATTCCATTTCAGATCCATCCCTTGCATCGGTGACAATTACCTTGTTTCCATCGGGTAATGTCACATATTGAACGGCAGCAATAGACCCATGAGTTATTGTGTATTTGCTCATTTTTAGACCTTTGATTCGCAAAAAACGAATGTAAAGCCCTTGCCATCACTTGAGCCGCCAAAACACATATTGGAAATATCACCCCCAATAATTTCATGCTTGATAATTAAAGCCTTAACAGCTTCAAAATGTACTAAATGACCATCCAAAGCATCATTGCGTGAAACAATAACAGAATGACCATTGTCTGATTTTGCTCTTATCCGTGAGCCTTTTCTATTTGTGGCGGGAATAAATTTTGTATGAATTGCTAGCATTTTTTGACACCTCTTAAGAATTTTTTGCAATGCGGTTAAAAGAATTGAAATACTCATTTGCTGCACGATAAGTATCTGTCATGACCTTATCTGCCAACTCGCCCCTTTTATAGAGCTTCACAATGTAATAGCCATTGTGTGTGACCCGTTCAAAAGTAGTGTAATTCCCGTTTTTTTGCTCTTTGATTTTCATACTTCTGCCTTTAAATTTTCTTGAATGAATGCCATTGCAGTGCAAATGTCATCCCAAATTGCGTCATGTTGTTCGTCACCCTCTGAAATAAGGTCTTCCCTGTATGCTTCCAAAGCATCCCAGACAGTGTTTAATTGCTCTTTCATGTCGTGCATGGTTTGCCCCTTATGCTGCTTTTTGTTGAACGTGCATGAAATCAGGGTTTAGCCCTTGATAATTGTCAGCATCATTTCTCATTGGCATCACTACAACTAAGGCATCATTTCGCCCATTGTGAACGACACCAGAAGCATCACCTCTTTGAGCCAATGAGTAACATTTGTCCTTTTTGTCACCATAAAACATTGCTAGAGCTTCATTTGCAGTGCATAGGTACTCTGGTTTGAAATAACTTGCTTTTTGCTCTGCAAAGGCATCACGGGATGGGATAACTCTGGAAATGTCAGGGAATTTTGCATCTATTGCTTGAAATCTAGTGTTTCCCAGCACATAGTGACCCTTTGGCATTGCGTCAATGGTTTCCAGCATCACCACGTCTGCTTTTTTATCTAAGCCTTTGATAACGTCACCAGGCACAATGATTTCAAACCCGTATGCGTCTGGTGCTTCTATAACGTCTATTGGACATTGACCAGCAAAAAGAATGTGACCATTTGTTCCGCAAACCATTGCAATCTCTGGGTGATTGAATGAAATGCAAATGCCTTGCAAGTAGTAGCGAATGTCCTTTTTTGCAGCACAAAGCAAAGCAGCACGTAAAACTGAGGTTTTGAGAGTGATTTTCATAATTTAAGCCTATTGAGTTGAAAATAAAAGAAAAGAGAAAAGATCAGGGTAGAAGCACATCAAAGTATGCCAACATAAGAGCCAAAGCCCCAAAGAATAGAGCAATGGCACAGAGAGCTTCAAAGTAGATGGATTTCATTGTAGTGACTCCAAAGTAGCAGATTGACAATCAAAGCCAAACCCTAGGGCTTGAATGTGCTTGATTGTTTCCATTGTGAGAGTAGATGTGCCAGCGATCTTTGCAAAGAGCTTAGATTGCTCACAAAGAGGGTAAGCCTTAAGAGAGCCGTAAACGGCTTTAATTTGAATTTTGAGGGTAGGCATTGCAATCACTCCAAAATCCATGTGTTGCGCTTTACGTCACGATAAACACTAGAAGCAAAGCCACTAGCAGCCAAAGCAAAGAAACCAGAAGCAATCAATGCACAAAGGGCGAAAAAGTTGGCATTGTAGGCAAACAAGCCCAAAGCACATAGAAGCTCAATAAGGCAGCCAATAGCCATGAGAGCAGCCATTGGTGCTTCTGAGTAGATGCGAAAGATGCGAGAGAGTTTTGTCATATTGAAACCTATTAAGTTGACGCAT